TATATCCACCACTCATTGGATGGGCGGGAGAGGCCAGCGCACTGATGGCAATTGATATCGACTATAGCCCTCCGCCTACGGGCGAGAGGTTCATGCAGTCCGACGCCAAGATGCGCACGCTGATGGGCCCTGTGGGGAGCGGCAAGTCCGTGACGTGCAGCTTCGAGATCATTCGACGGGCGGCGATGCAGGAGCCTGACACTACGACGGGCAAGCGCAGGACGCGGGTGGCTGTTGTCCGGGAGACGGCGCGGCAGCTGCAGGATACGGTCATCAAGACCTTTCTCGACTGGTTCCCGCCGGGGGTGTGCGGGCGGTACATGCGCACCACCAAGACCTACTTCTTTGAGGTGGGGGATATCGAGTGCGAGATTATGTTCCGGGCGCTGGACGACGCGGATGACGTGGCCAACCTCAACTCACTTGAGCTTACCTTCGCGTGGTTCAACGAGTGCAGGGATATTCACCCCGAGATTGTCGACGCCATGTCCAAGCGTATCGGTCGTTTCCCGTCGTCCAAGGACGGTGGGCCGACGTGGTTCGGGATGTGGGGGGACACCAACCCGCCGACCATGGACACGTGGTGGTTCTACCAGATGGAGAAGCTGGACCCTCGGGACGGGGTCAGCCCCAACAACAACGGGTGGGATGTGTTCAAGCAGCCGTCAGGGAGGAGCCCCTACGCTGAGAACACCGAGAACCTGCCAGATGGGTACTATGACACGCAGGGCCGGAGTGAAGAGTACATACGGGTCTTCATCGACGGTGAGTATGGGCTGAGCAGTAATGGGCAGCCGGTGTATAAGTATTTCCGGCCTGACTACCACATGGCGTCTCAGACACTGAAGCCTATTGTGAACGGCGTGCGGCCCATCGTGATCGGGATGGACTTGGGGTTGACGCCAGCGGCTGCGATAGGGCAGCAAGACCCCCGCGGACGTGCGCTGATCCTTGACGAGCTTGTGAGCTTCGACATGGGGATTCAACGCTTCGTCCGCACGATGCTCAAACCCCTCATCTACGAACGGTTCTCGGGAGCGCCGATCCTCGTGGTCGTCGACCCGGCGGGTGTGCAGAGGGCGCAGACTGACGAACGCAGTGCAGTCGACATCATCAAGGCTGAGGGGCTCCGGGTCATCCCGGCCAAGACCAACAAGGTCAGCGCACGCCTCAACTCCGTGGATGACTACCTCATGCGCCAAGTGGACGGCGACCCGGGGTTTCTGCTTGACCCGCGCTGCACGCGGCTCAAGGCCGCCATGATGGGCGGGTATCGGTTCGACAAGCACGGCGGGATCGACAAGAACAAACACAGCCACGTGGCTGAGGCGCTCCAGTACCTGATGCTGCATATAGCGTCTGCAGGGGAGGGGCAGCACATGATACAGCGCCGGGAGATCAGACATGTTGCATCCGCAGGGTGGACGTAGTATGTAGCGGGTGTCATGGAACCGATACCTCCCGGTCGGAACTTGCTCGGACACTCTCCACCTTGCCCCCATCGGTTGTCACCCGATGGGGGTTTTTTCTTTTTCTTGCTGCAAAACGAAACACTGTGTAGACTGCGCCGCAGCGCAATCAGGAGGGCACCATGGCCACTGTAACCCCCAGCATCGACACAGCGATAGTCGGCGTCCCCCGGCTTATATGGGAGGAGGCCGCCACTGGGGACACACTCACCCCCTACGCTATCACATCCCAGTACGGCCTCTCCGCTTCGGCACAGGCTGTCGGCACCTTCGGCGGAGCCGCGGTGATACTGCAGGTCAGCAACGATGGGGCCAACTGGGCCACTGCTAGGGATGTGCTGGGCGACCTTATCTCCTTCACAACTGCCAGCTACTCCGAGTTTACCACTTCAGCCGCTTATATCCGGCCAGCCGTCACTGGGGGGACTGGCGATGATGTGGATGTCATCCTCACCCTGCGGGGCTGCAACAGTGTTTAACAGGGCGCTGTTTCGGGGATACTTGCTGTGAAACGAAACATTGTATATGTTGACAAACAGATATGCCTGTGAATGACGGGGTGATATGGCTGGTTTAACGATCCTGCGCGTTGTAGATAACGAGACTATTGCTCGGGCCGAGCAGGAGCGGATCGACCGTGAGCTGCAGGCGCGTCAGAGTGATTCGTTTGTCCTTGGCCTCACGGCCTACCTGCGCGAGTGCTGGGACGCTGCCCGGATTGCCAAGAAACCCATCGAGAATATCATGTTACGGGCCATGCGGCAGCGCAATGGTGAGTACGAGGCTGACAAGCTGGGTAAGATCAAGCAGCAGGGCGGCTCAGAAGTATACATGATGATTACCGAGGTGAAGTGCCGGGCGGCTGAGAGCTGGCTGCGGGACATCATGCTCGACCAAGGGATGCCCCCGTGGGACCTGTCGCCAACGACAATCCCAGACCTGTCGCCTGATACAGACGAAGAGATCGGGCGGGTATTCGGGGCCAAGGTCATCAAGATGCTGCAGACTAAGGGGCAGGCACCCACTGCGGATGAGCTGACAGAGCTGCGTGAGATAGCAGCTCAGGACTACAGGTTCCAAGCCCTCCAAGAGGCACAGAACCGCTCGGACAAGATGAAGAACAAGATCGAAGACCAGTTCGAGCAGGGCGGTTGGTCCGAAGCGTTTAACGAGTTCATCACTGACCTCGTGACGTTCCCGGCGGCCTTCGTCAAAGGGCCGGTCGTGCGGCGTCAGCGCGTGCTGGGCTATACCAAGGCTGCAGATGGGGCGACGGTCGTCGAGGCGACAGAACGGCTGGGGCCTGAACTTGAGCGGGTCGACCCGTTCCGTGTCTACCCCGAGCCGGGCGTGCGTCATATCAATGATGGCTACCTGTTCGAACACCACCACATGAGCCGGATGGAACTGGCAGACCTGATCGGTGTGCCGGGGTATGATGACGAGGCTGTGCGCAAGGTCCTTGAGATCGGCAACGGGCAGTCGTGGATCAATCAAGACACTACGCAGGAGAAGGAACAGCAGGAGCGGCTGTACTACGCCTACAACTCGCCCACCGAAATGTACGATGCGCTGGAGTTCTGGGGTAAGGTCAGCGGCGATATGCTGCGCGAATGGGGCCTGAGCGACGAGGAAGTGCCCGACGCGGCCCGTGAATACGACGCCAACGTCTGGGTGGTGGGGAACTACGTCATCAAGGCGGTGCTGAACTATGACCCGCTGGGTGAGAAGCCCTACGCCAAGACGAGCTTCATCAAGCAGCCCGGGGCATTCTGGGGCAAGGGTATCCCTGAGATCGTCGAGGATGTGCAGAACATATGCAACGCGGCCGCGCGGGGGCTGGTCAACAACATGGCCATTGCCTCGGGCCCGCAGGTTGAGGTCAACCTCGAACGCATCCCTCCCAACGAGGATATCACTCAGCTCCACCCATGGAAAATCTGGCAGACGATGAACGATCCGCTCGGGTCGAGCGCACCTGCCGTGCGTTTCTCGCAGCCGGATTCACGCGCCAACGAGTTGATGGGTGTGTACGACCGGTTCTCGCGGCTGGCGGACGACCACAGCGGCATCCCGGCCTACATCTACGGCGACACCAACGTGCAGGGCGCGGGGCGGACGGCCTCGGGCTTGTCGATGCTGATGGGTTCAGCTGGCAAGGGTATTCGGCAGGTGGTCATGCACATCGACAACGATGTGATCCACCCCGTGGTCAAGCGGCAGTTTGTCTACAACATGCGCTACGATCCTGATGAGAGCATCAAGGGCGACGTTGAGATTGTACCGAAGGGTGCGATCAACCTTGCGGTTAAGGAGACTGTCAACGTGCGCCGCGTCGAGTTCCTCAACGCCACAGCCAATCCCATCGACATCGAGATCATGGGCCCCGATGGGCGCGCCGCGATCCTGCGTGAGGTGGCCAAGGGCCTGCAGATGCCGGTCGACGACATCATCCCATCCCGTGAGAAGCAGTCCTACGAGCAGAAGCTGGCCGCGCAGGCCATGGCTGCCGAGGCTGCACAGGGGGCGTCGGGAGCGCAGCAACAAGGCGGTGCGCCAGCACCCACCTTCCCGGGCGGTATGCCCATGGGTGGTCAGCAGGCGAATACCGTGATGAACCGTGACACTGGAGGTTCAGGATGAAGCGCCCTGAGCCCAGAGTAGTCAAAGCCCTTGCTATGGCGGTACGCCAGCATTCGGAGGTCCTCGAATGGATCGAAGGCTGGTATCGTCAGGAGCTGGAGCAGCTACCTAGTGTTGGGCAGAATGTGGCACTCGCACAGGGGCGGTGTCAGGTTCTGAAAGAGCTTCATGATCTCATGAAAAAGTCCCCTGAATTAGCGGCAGAATCCAAAGGATAGCCGCGGAATACGCACACCGATGAGGAGCGTTCATTATGGCACTACCAGCACAAGTTCGGAAACAAGCTGAGGCAGTAAGCAAACTGTACGAAGAACTCAACGTAGACACTGGCGAGCCGGGCAATGAAGCCGGAGCTGGGCCAGAGCATGTTGAGGGCATTGATGCAGAGCGCGAAGCCGACAGCGGTCATGGACAAGCACCCACGCCCAAGGCAGAAGAGCAGCCTGATGGCGACACTACCGAGAAGACCCTTGAGCAAAAGTATAAGACCCTGCAGGGTATGTACAACGCTGAGGTCCCCCGCCTTCACGTTGATAAGCGTGAACTCAACAATCGTGTTCAGCAACTTGAGCAGTTAATCTCCTCGATGAACGCCACGCCTGCACAAGAGCAGGCTCCTGCCCAGAAGCTCGTCACCGAGCAGGACATGGAAGACTACGGCGATTCCATCGACGTCATGCGGCGCGTTTTCCGTGAGGAGATGTCGTCGAAGGACAGTGAGATTGGTGAACTCAGGCAGTTGGTGCGGCAGATGCAAGGTACCGTGGTCCCACAGGTCCACCAGCTTTCGCGTAGTCAAGCCGTCTCCAACGAGCAACGGTTTTGGGCGGACCTACAGACGGTTGTACCTGACTGGCAGGACATCAACGGAAGTCAGGAGTTTCAGTCTTGGCTCCTTGAAGTTGATCCGCTCACGGGTATTCCGCGCCAGACGTATCTTGATGACGCTCAGCGTAGTATGGATGCACGTCGGGTGGCGAATTTCTTCTCGGCTTGGAAGGGTATGGCTGGTGGGCACGATGCTCGTACCACGCGGAAGACTCAGTATGCTTCGGAGCTTGAACGTCAGGTAGCACCCGGTAAGGGTCGGTCTGGCGGTGCAAGGCCCCAAGGCGAAGCCAAGACCTATACGTCCGAGGACATCAAGCAATTCTTCGCTGGTGTCCAGAAGGGCAAGTATAAGGGACGGGAGACTGAGCGTGACCGTATTGAACGCGATATTTTCGCTGCACAGCGGGAAGGTCGCATCGTAACCGCATAACCAAGGAGGCATCGTATGTCTTATCCTGTCACCGGGGGCCGCCCCAACTACAGCGGTAACTTCATCCCCGAAATCTGGTCGGGCAAACTGATCGAGAACTTCTACGACGCCACTGTGCTCGCAGCGATCTCGAACACCGACTACGAAGGTGAAATCCGCAACCATGGTGATACGGTCAATATCCGTACCACCCCGGAGATCACCATCCGGGACTACGTCAAGGGTCAGACCCTGACTGTCGAGAACCCCGATAAGCCGAAGCTGCAGCTTGTCATCAACAAGGGTGAGTATTTCGCCTGTGTCGAAGACGATGTGGACAAGGTACAGTCGGACATCAACCTGATGGACACTTGGTCGAAGGACGCTTCCGAGCGTATGAAGATCAAGATCGATCAGCGCGTGCTGACCGACCTGCTGCCCGGCATTGCTGCCACCAACAAGGGCGCAACCGCAGGCGAGCAGTCCGCTTCGTTCAACCTTGGTACAACCGGCTCTCCGCTGACCGTATCCAAGGACGGCGCTGGCGGTACCACCTCGGTGGTAGACCTGATCGTTGACATCGGCACTGTGCTGGACGAGGCGAACTCCCCAGAAGGCGACCGCTTCCTCGTGATCCCTGCCAAGATGGCTGGCCTCATCAAGAAGTCGGAGCTGAAGGACGCATCGCTGACCGGTGATGGTACTTCGGTTGTGCGCAACGGCCGCCTCGGCATGATTGACCGCTTCACGATCTATGTGTCGCACAATCTGTACGTCGATACGGGCAAGTACAGCATCATCGCTGGACACAAGATGGGTTTCACCTTTGCATCGCAGATGACGGAGATGGAATCTATCCGCGCCGAGTCCACGTTCGGCAACATCGTCCGTGGCCTGCAGGTGTACGGTTATCAGGTTGTGAAGCCTGAAGCCCTCGCCCAGTCCGTCATCTCGTTCTAAGGAGGGCTAACCAATGGTTGCCTATACTGACACCCTTGGCTTCAACAAAGGCACGGCCGATGCGTACCTCGCGTCGGGTAATGACCAACTGACGGTCATGTCTGTGGAGCTTAACTTCGCAACGATCATTGCTGCGCGTGTGGCGGCTGGGGTTTCGGCCCTGACCACCAGCGACTCGCTGCAGGCTGTTCGTGTACCCGCCGGTTCGATTGTCTTGTCGGCCGGTTTCACCGTTACCACGGTGGAGTCGACCAATACGACAGGTACCATCGTTCTGGCAGATGGCACGGTGACGTATGCCACCGGTATCGCTATCAACGCGACAGGTACCAGCGCCGCGAACCTTGCGAACCCGACTGTGTACAGCGCCGCGAACACGCTCGACATTTCGTTCGGGACCGCCATGCCCACCGACCTCGTGGTCCGGGCATGGGTCGTCATGGCTGATGTGAGCTAACGGTAGGGGCTTCGGCCCTTACCTCCACCCAAGGAGGAACTCATGTCGACTTATACTGGTGTAACCCACTCTCGGTTGAAGGCGATCAGCCTAGAAGCCGATACTGCGACGATCACGCAGTTGAACGTGACCGATTCGGTCCTGAGCACGCGCACGCGGTTCACGGTTGCTGAGGTCAATGCAGGGGCGACTCTCGTTGCCGCTGTGACAGGCAAAGCGATCCGTATGGTGAGCTGTAAGGCCATCGCCGTTGGCGGTGCCGCTGGAGCAGTTACGACTGTGGATGTGCTTGGCACTTCAACTACTGCACGTAAGCTGGTTGCTTTTGCTCAGGCCAACCTGACGCGGAGCGCTGTGCTGACCGCCGGTGGTACGGGCGCTGCAGTTCTTGCGGATGGCGCATCCTATACGGTGAACGACGCCGGTGTGGCTGTGACTGTCGGTAAGACCGGTAGCAGCGTCACAACTGCAACTCACATCGACGTAATCTTCGATTACGTTCTGGTGTAGTAAGTCAGGCCCTTCGGGGCCTGACCTCCATATAAGGAACAACTACCATGGCCACGAGCTTCACAGGCAGTCAGATCAAGGACACCTACGCGCAAATCCTGCACGTGGACGGCGGGCCCGCTGCCGCCGAGAAGCCGATCTACAGTGCTGTGGGTGTGGCGACGGCGGTCAAGATTGGTACAGGCTCTGCCTCGGTGGATAACATCCGCCTTGATGGCAACACGATCAGCACGCTCGATACCAATGGCAACCTCACCCTCACCCCCAATGGGACTGGCTCGGTCAGCATGGCCAAGGTGGCCATCACTGGGGGCACCATCCTTGGGATTACCAACCTCGTCATCACCGGCGGCACCATCACAGGGATCACTGACCTCTCTATTGCCGATGGCGGCACGGGTGCGTCAGATGCCGCTGGAGCGCGTACCGCCCTCGGGCTGGGGACTATTGCTACTCAGGCCGCCACCAGTGTCGCCATCACCGGTGGGGCTGTTGACGGGGCAACTGTGGGTGCGACAGTGCAGGCTGCTGTGCAGGGTACGACGGTGCAGGCTACGATTTCTATGGGATACCCAGCGGGCACCGGTGGTACTGTGACCCAGCTGACGAGCAAGTCCACCGGCGTGACGCTGGACAAGATTAGCGGCCAGATCACGATGCACAACGCCGCGCTAAACCGGCAGACGGGGGTGTCGTTCACGCTCACCAACAGCACGATTGCAGCGACCGATGTTATCATCATAAATATCGCCTCCGGTGCGACAACCAGCATCTATACCGCCACCATAAATGCCGTCGCCGCTGGTTCGTGCAGCGTCCATCTACACAACCATGCCCCTGCTACTGATCTCAGCGAAGCTGTCGTGTTGAACTTCGCGGTCATTAAGGGGGCGCATATCTAATGGACAAGGAAGCAGTTATGACCAAGTACCTACGCAATACGAAGGACGGCTTCATCTATGGGTGGAATACGATCCTCGCTGCGAACCCACTCTGTGAAGAAGTGACCGAGGAGGAAGCCTACCCTGAACGGTTCGTCAAACCGAAGCAGGTAGCGCGGGCTAAGAGGGCTCGGGCCCGGACCAAGACCAAGATGCTCGACCTATCCACAGATGACATCGCGGACGAACCGAAGTATGTTGCGCCTGAGATCGAAGCTGACGCGTCGAAGGACCTGCCCGAATGACACCCGCCGAAGTAATCTCTGAGGCTCGCATACTCATAAACGACACCCGTGCTCCGCAGCGGTACTCGGATGATGATATGCTGGGTTTCGTCAACCAGACGCTCAAGCGTGCAGCGATGTATCGCCCTGATCTGTTCCTGCAGCTTGGGGACATCAGCACAACGGCGGATACGACCGTGCAGACCATGCCGGCTGATTCGCTGCGACTGGTAGAGATTTTCGGTATCAAGGACGGTGACACGATCACAGAGGCAGACCGGGAGGTCTTTGATCAGACCTACCCCGGGTGGCGCAGCGAAGCGGCCGCACAGCCAATAAACTTCATGCGGCACGTGCGGAACCCGAATGTATATTTCCTCTACCCCCGGCCTGTGTCTGGCGTTATACTGCTCGCAGAATACGCCAAGGTGCCGACGGATTACGCTCTCAGCGATCCAATCACTGCCCCGATTGATGCGTACTTCCCGACAATTGTAGATGGTACAGTGTATCTGGCCGAGTCCGTGGACGATGAGCATGTGAACTCTGGCCGCGCTAAACTGTTCCTCGATGCGTTTACACAGGGGCTGGGCGTCTCGCTGCAATCCCGCGAGATCACGGACAGCGAAGAAGCAGCGCTTGACCCGAGGAGCATTGGCTGATGGCGACACGCACGTTTGCATCGTTGGTACCGAGATTGAGCCCTAGTGTGCCGGGTTGCCCCCAGTACACGAAGGTCCAGTACATCCGCGAGGCGGCGATCCGCGTGTGTGAGCGCACGCTCCTGTGGCGTTACACCCAGCCGACGTTCTCGTTGCTGCCCGGTGTCCATGAGTACATCTACACCAAACCCGCCGGTACGGATGTCCACGTGCTGTTTGACGCAATGGTCAATAACTGCCCTCTAACGAAGCTGACGCTGGAGCAAGCGCTGTTCCAGTACCCCGCGTGGGCTGACTTCTATAGTGGGGAGGACCCGTCTGTCCTCTGGAGCGAAACTCCATCGGGATCGTACAACAGTTCTGAGTATGATGAGGGCCTGTTCAACGGTAATGGGCTGTTCGTTCTACCGGCGGCTGTAGTGGCCGACGCAGCTGAGCCGCGCTCAATCACGCAGTTGACGCCCGATAAGTACGTCGTCCTGCCGCTGCCAGATGGTGCGAAGACCTATACCATGCGGATGTTCTACGCCCTGAAGCCGTCACGGACGGCCGATGGTATGAATGAGGTGGTCTTCAACGAACTTGAGGAGGCTATCCTGCACAGCGCCTTGCAGCACTTGCTGGTGCTACCGAGTGTCGCTTGGTCTGACCGCGAGCTGGCAGCTTACCACGCCAAGCAGTTCCTCCGTGAGATGGTGGAGCGCCGGGCCCGGGCTAACCTTGGAAACATGCGGGGCACCATGCGTGCTACTGCCCCGAAATTCGCATGAGATAGCTGATGACGTTCAGGGTCTCCAACAACGCTATATCAACGATGACCATTACTGCGAGGACACCATGCCAATCATCCTGAAAAACAACACCTTCAGTACCCTCGCTACCGCGGTCACCGATTCGGATACCGCCATCGTAGTGGCCGACGGTAGCCAGTTCCCAACCCCCCCAACAGGTGATTATTTTTACGCCACGCTGGTGTCGTCTGCGGGCACGGTCGAAATCATCAAGGTCACAGCCCGGGTGGGTAACTCGCTGACCGCTGTGCGTGCGCAGGACGACTCCGCGGCCAACAGCTTCCAAGTGGGTGCCCGGGTTGATATGCGGGTGAACGCGGCGTCGGTGCGCGACGTCACCGGTGAGGCCAAACCGGCCTCTGATATCAGCATCGTCGATGTCGGTGGGTACTATACTGCGACAGACGTCGAGGCGGCACTGCAGGAGATAGGTGCCGAGGGGATTGAGTCTGTCGCTACTCTGCTCGCTGACACTCGCACCACTGCCACCTTGACTGCGGGACTGATCATTCGCACGCGTGCGGAGGGCTTTAGATATGAGGTTGTGGCCAGCGGCGGTAACGTGACCACAGCGGGCGGTGTCCTGCTGGAGGTGACACCAGATCAATCAGGATGCGCAAATATCCGTGCGTTCGGCGCGGTACACGATACGTTGTCCGACGCGGCTGCGCAGGCCGCGCAAGA